CAGGAGCATTTTGGGTTTGGCTAACACCGCGGAAACGGTAGTCGCTGGTCAAACCTAAATTGCCAGTGAGTTGAGCTTGAGCCGAGGCAACAAAGCCAGCGGACAAGGCTAATGCGATTAATAATTTTTTCATTCTTGAGATTTTCCTTTTAAAAGAATGCTGGGCAGTAGCCCAACAAGTTATTTAGTGGTTCTTGCCGACGGCCAACAAAAAAGCCTGATTTCTCAGGCTTTTTAGACTAGTTTGGGTGTCAAGGCATAGTTGCCCCGGAGATCATGCCGCTAAGGCAAAAATCTCGTCATCAGATGCGTTTGCATTTAATCGAGTTGCTTGATTTACAGTCATCGCCTACTGTGTAGATCCTGTTCATACTTGTTGCCACGTCGAAACTGTGTATGGCCCATCATAAAAACACAGTATGCTCTTATGGTGGACCATTCGGGCACTGCCCCCGAGTCCGCAACACCTTTCTGTCAAGGCATTAAACTACAATTCTTCAATATTATACGACACACCTATTTATGTGTCAACCAGTCCCGTCCTACCACCACGTTTTGAGAACGTGGAAACTAATAAAAAATCAAAAGAAATACTGCCGCTACAACAATCACGCCAACAGCAAAACTGAGATCTTGATTCATTTCATTTACCAAACAAGTGGGCCACAATGCCCATGGCCACGAATACTGCCAGGGCCGCAATGGCCGCCCAGGGAATGTTTTTAGATATGTTCATTGTTCATCCTGATGTTCATTGATCCACATGATGCCATAACAAATGATCACGGCCATGAATGCAAAAAATATCAACCACATGTTAATTATATCCTTTGATGTGTTTGCCGTCAATGACAGGATTGCCTCGTGCGGCCACATTTTCCAATTGGTGACCACGGACTCGTTCGGGCGGCAACGGGCCACAACCCAATCTCGACCACTCGTTTAACGAGTAGTAATAACTTTCTACAGGCGGTTTCTTTTTGTGTTCCACGGTCATGATATTTACCTTTCACCTGGTGGGCCTTGAAAGAGTCGAACTTTCTTCAACCGGTTATGAGCCGGTGGCATCTACCGATATGCTAAAGGCCCTGATTTTTAGTATAACATCAAGGCTCGTAGTTGTCAAGGAATTTTTTAAGATTTCCATAGAGATTGACCATGACCGCTTCCTTGGATCCAAAAAACACTATTTTTTTGGGTATGCCTTTGGTGGCCGAAATATAGTAGGGCATCTGCATTTTTCTATCCAGATCCAAAATAGTTTGTTGGTTGAACAGCAAAGGATTGTCAATGGCATATTCATAGTGTTCCAGTTCTAGATCCTTGACAAAGGCCTGATGGCCTGGGCCAGTCAGACGCATGCCACCATTCTTTCTGAGATTGAACCACCATATGGGCAGAGCTTGATCTAGTGTGAGAAGTTTTTCTTCTGGCAACAGGGCCAGCAGTTCCTGGGTGAGTTTTCTTTTGTCACGCACATCAAGGAAAGATCGGGTCACCCGATCGCAACAGCACCACAGTAAACTTGTCGGTCTTGAATTGGGTGTTTAACTTGCGGGCCAGATTGTGTGCATGACCGGGATTTGAAAATGAAACCTTTTTGTATTTGGGTCCAGGGTACTGCACCAAGAGGTTGGTGGTCTTGAGATTGATGGGTTGTTTGTTGTAAAACACTGCCCAGATTCCTTCACTGGCCAGAACTTGATCAATCTTGTATGTGGTCTTGTTGGCCAGCTCAACCAGCACTTGAGGTTTAGGTCGTGACATAGTTGTGTTTCTTTTTAATAATGTGGCGACCAGCACTGTGGTTTTTTACACAGGCAAGAACATAATATTTGAGCATGCATTTATTTATGCCAAAATATATGCATATTTAAAATGTGCCGCCGTCCATTCTCACGGTGATTGCTTGGTCGTTGCTTTGTTGCTGTGACAAGGCTTCGCGCAGATTCTGTAGATCCAACAACAATCTAGTGATGTCAGCATGTAAATCTTTGGCATCTTGTATGCTCATGGTAAACTCGCGGGCACCGCGGGCTTCAAATCCACGAACTCGATCAACGAACTTTTGCAGGTGAATGCTCACAGGCGGCCTCCTTGGTATAAAATGGTCCATGATATGAATAACGTTTTAACAGGATCAACTTGGGATCTTGTATGATTTCCCACTGGCGTCCAGACTTGAGTTGATACCATCCGGCTGCATACCAACTTTTGCTCCTGACGGTCTTGGTATACAACGGCAACTTGACAGGCACATTCCAGATGCTGTTGTGGGCACGGCACACAGTGGGATAGCCGTGCACCTGGTAGTCGGGCTTGCCAATTGGAATCTTGGGAGCAACTTCAAACTTGATTTTGACTGTTTTTTGCAACATGCGTATGGTCTTGAATTGTTCGACCTGATTGTTGATACGTATCTGGAAGCCGCCGGCATGGGCTTGGATGTTTCCGATTTTGCAATTGTTTTCTTGCAGGATCCAAAACTCATTGTCTATCACGGATTTAGCTACTAGTGTCATTTATTGATTCCTTTTCCTACATTCTTGTTGTACCTGGGCTCACAGCCCAGGTCTCGCTGGTGGATCATTGCAGGACCCCTTTGTAGGTCTCATTCATCCAGCGTCCAAAACTTTCTGCGCTTTCACTGCACTTGTTTAATTCATATTTGCCACAGAACTTCATAAATCTCACACCCACTTGACCCACATCCTTGTGGCTGATCTGTTCACGTATGGCAGAGTCCACTGTGGCCTTGACATCTTCAGGTTGTGCCGTCAAATCGATCAAGGTCCTGTTGCGTTCATAGTCATCCAGGACTCTGTGTTCTACACCGTCGGGATCTGTCCAGCGTTGTAGCATCATGTTGTTCCACGAGTAGCCTTTTTTGTCTTTGTCCGCAAACGCTTCCTGGAGTCCAACCTTGTTCTTAGTGCCCTTGGTTCTGACACCGGGATACGCTGAGAACACGTTATCCGAACTATCTCCTCGCATACACTTTTCAAAGAGTAGCCACGCCGGGTTCGGCGTTGACTTAGGTTCCTTGGTTTTCTTATCGACGACCGCTCGGCCTTTGGCATCGAAGATTCCTTCCGTGGTATGTAACTCGTCGGTGATTCCATTGTACTGCCGGACATTATCTGCAAGCAACTGAACAAAGTCAGTGTCACTGCTGATAATAACATGTTCATCTTGGGGATGTAGTGCGATCCAACGAGCTATGATGTCGTCGCCTTCGGCAGTGGCACAACGTATCACTGAGCAGTTGGTTCTCTCACTCAAGTATTTAGTCAACGCATCGTACGTTTCCCAGAACATCTTGTCTTCTTCAACTTCTGCCTCGGTCAAGGCCGCACGGGCCACAGCACGGTTGTTTTTGTAGGGTTTATAAAGATCTTTGCGCCAGCTGCGGCCTTCCAGAGCAAATACCACATGATCAGCTTCAAAACGCCGGGCCATCTTGTTGGCCGACATCAAGGTCACATGCAAGGCAAACCCTACTTTTTCCCAGGTATCTGCAGCCCTGAAAGCTCCATGCCGAGCACGGAAGAAAAGATTGGCTGTGTCAATCAGTATATACCGCATGAGATGTCCTAGTAAAGTTGGTTGTCAATACAGTATTGTAACATGAAATGGGCAAAAAAGCTATGGGCTTCGGCACCAAAATGCCAGCTGTTGTGCCTGGGCTCATGACCATTTTGCCGTAAAAGGCTGTCAAAAGTCTGGTTGGAATCATAGGGCGACACATAGTTCTCATGCCAGTTTTGCTTTTGGGTAATTCTGGAAAAATCGTTGTTGCCATTGAAGAACACATGCGGAATATGCTGTTGTTTGAGCTCCAGATGAAACTGCCAAATATCTTGGTGTGCTTGTTGTGTTTTTTGTTGCCAATCGAGTCCGATTACGTAATCACGATAGCGTTCAGCAGCTTCGGGCGGCACATGGTCAGTGCCACTGCCGTTGACCTGGTAGATTCTTCCATGGTATTCCCATTCTTCTCGTTCCCAGGTGCTCCATTGTATGATCAACAAATCTGGACAGTTTTTTTCCAACCAGGTTCGGGCAGTCCGCAAGATGCGGGCATTTGAACTGGCGCTTTGGGCATCACAGTGTAGCCGAGCTTCCATGAGTGTGCTTAATTGTTGAGCCCAACTCACTGCAAAATTTGCAGGATGTGGTTGTCGTCCTAGCTCATACAGCTCAGGATCGTCCTCGGCAAAAGCATGAGGTACCACAGCTTCGGCAGCCGCAGTGTGACTGTCGCCGTTGATGTACAAGTTCATGGTGTTTGAATTTTACCAGCCCAGTGATTTGGTACTGAGCTCCAGGTCTGGTTCTGGTGGACCGTTCTTCAACAGGCGTTCGCTTTCGGCCTGTGCCACACGTTTGCGCAGACTGCTGGTGCTGAAACTGTGATCTCTACCATTGAATACTATTTCAATACCACGTTGAAAACATTCTGTTTTGCCTGTAAAGTTTTTGTCTTCGTATTCCACGCCCAAGATACGCACATCCACGGGCAAGATCAGCAACAGATCAATCAAGTCCTGTTCGGTCTGATATACCACCACTTCATCCACATACCTGCAAGCGGCCAACTGTATCTGCCGTTCCACAATGCTCTGCACAGGACGATTCTTGGTGTCAGGTCTATCCATGGTTGGATCTGTTTGCAAGCCACAGATCAAGTAGTCGCAATGATTCTTGGCTTCGCTTAACATGCTTATGTGTCCTGCATGTAGCATATCGAATGCCGAAAAAACTATTCCAATTTTTTGCCTTCGGCATGAAGTTGTTTGATATGATTGAAGATCACGACACTTCTCTCCGACCATCTCCTATGTCACGGCTTTTGATCAGTCGATCACGTTCGGGATTCATGGCTTCATATTGTTCCCAGGTCTCCAAGACCACGTTGCGACAGACGTTTTGGAACCAACGATCCACGATGTCTGAATCAGTATCGTCGGCCTTCATTTGATAACCGGCACGCACTAAATTCGACACAAATTTGTCATTCCAATCCAACTCAAAACTTCCTTCGTGTAGATTTTCTGGATTGATATCCATTTTTACTATAGTGACCCAGGCTTCGCCGTGCTCGGTGGCCAAATCTTTTTCAGATTTCTTTTTGATTTTAGGCGCTTCGGTCCTGGCCTCCACTGGTTTTTTCTTTAAAAATCTATCTAATAATCCCATGATTACTCCTTTAGTTGCCACAGCAAATGCTCTTGAAGAGCATGCCACTTGTATTCTACCACAGGTGTCCCCGGACCGGTCCAGGTAGCACGCCCACGATAGGCCCGAGTTCCGGGCCATAATCTACGTCCTGTGATCTCACAGCGTTGCGGCCATGTGACTCGCCGCAACTGCCATTCTGCTCGTATGTAAAACGATCCATTGGATTGATTGATACCAGGTATAGGACTCATAATCTGCGTGTGTTTCCATAGTGTACAACAGTGACGCCTGGCAAGTCAACAGGTATTTTCCTCCAAGGATCAACAACTATGCTGCCGGGTCGTATGTCATAATAAAAACGGTCTGAGTGATTTCCAGACACGTTGCTGTAGGTTATGGAACGATTGTGAGCCATGAGCACCACTGCTCGATCCACATCTTGGACCACGTGAGTCGGATCGTCGGCCAAGGGATCCACATAAAATACCTGTTGACCCAACTCCTGCACATAGTGACCAACCAATACACTGTAGCTGCCAATGCAATAAGGCACATCTGGTTTGTAGGCTTTGCCGTGTATGACCACGGGCAAGTTTTGTGGTCGAGCCTGCGCAACCAAAAAAGCAGCCAAATTGCGAGCCTGTTGTTCACGTGCCTGCATGATGGTGTCAAACAAGTCGTAGCCAATGTCATATTCTTCAGCCAGCCAACGCAGGGCAATGTTGTCTCGGGGATGGCATGCACCTGCATCACCCATGCCTGCAGTCATATATTTAGGTCCCATGATGCGCATGGTGCTGCTAGCCAGAGCCTGGGTGACCACATCTACATTGATATTGCCTATTTTCTGGGCGAAATCTTGTATCATGTTGACCAGGCCAATCTTGGCACTGATAAAAGTATTGTAGAAGATCTTGATTGCTTCGCATTCTTCCCAGGTGCCAATTTCATAGCGTGGATTGTTTTGCATCATGGGTTGGTATAGATTTACTAGTTCTTGCGCCAGGTCAGTACGATCACTATGCTCGGTTCCAATCATGATCATTTCCGGATTGACCATGTCCCATTTGACCGAACCCATGGCAATCAAGTAAGGGTTGTACAGAAACTGATGTTGCTTGTTCAACAAACCTGCAAATCTGCGTCTGGTGGTGCCGGGCAACACCGTGCTGATCAGCACCACTCGTTTGGGAGCAGTAGCATAGTGATTGATCTTGATCAGACTGTCTACCACAGCTTCATGCAAAAAATCTCTAGGAGGCATGTGGCTGCTGGGCAAGTTGCCATCATAACCTTCCAGGTGTGGGGTAGGCACAGCCACAAAAATCCAGTCACTGGCCTGCACCACTTGTTGTATGTCACAAATCTGCACTGTGTCAGATGATCTAGGCACAATGTCATAACCTCGAACAGTGTAGTGTTCGGCAAAAACTTCTGCGGCATCCATGCCTAATTTTCCCAAGCCGACGAAACCAATGTTCATCTGAGTCCCCATTTGATCTTGAGCCAAACACGTTCATGTATGTAATAATCAACACTGAGCAAGATATGTAACACTGTGGCAAATCCTGTGGCT